CGATCGTGGATTTGTACTCTACAGGGGTGCCGTCTGCTTCGTAGGCATCCGCACCGCTGTAGGTATCTGCCACGCTATGACCCAACAAGCACGCCATATGAATCTCACGACTGCGAGCATATGACATCGGATCACCTGCCTTCAGTTCGTCTGCCGCAGCATAAAGCGCATCAAATGCCTTAAGATAATTTTGCTGTGCTTCAGTGAGGGTGACGCCGTTGGTGGTGCTGTAGGTCATCGGGTTGGTTTGTTTGTTTGCTGTGCCTATGCTAGTCGATTCTGAGGGTCATCGCGACCCTCTTAAGAATCTCTTCAGACTAACTCTGCCATCATTTCATCCATCTCAGCGGCATCGATCGCGGGATCGTTCCACTTAACGCCGTCGCCAGTGGCACCCAGAAAACGACCGATCTGTCCGTCAGTCATACAGCGAACGAATTTAGACCAAGGTGATTCTCCTTCGGCAAACTGAACGCAAGCGCGAGCGGTGTTGTAGAGGAATTCATCATTCTGCACCCAGAGGGAAGCGTTCCAGGTTTCGTAGTTTGCCCAACCGTTCATTCTGTGTCCTGTGTTGTGTTCTCTTGTATTGTAGTCGGTAGAGGGGGTCCGTCTACCGATATTGGACCGGTTCGCTGACCGTCACACAGATTTGGCGAACCTGCCGCTGTTAAAATTTGCATAACTGAACTGCTCACGATTGACCAGTTTAACTGTACCGAACTCATTGGAGTAGACATAACCCTCACCACCGATTGGAGTTTGTCCGATGTATGCCTTCGGTCCATTATTCCGGCAGAGATAGATAGCGTCCTCTTTGATCGACTTAACTAACAACCAGAAACTGATGAGATTCTCATTCATAAAGGTCGAAGCAATCACGGGACGATTCTCACGGATGCAGGAATTGAGTTCCTGTTTGATCAGTTTGGCATCCTTATCTGATACAAACTCAACGTTCTGTGCCATTACCTTAGCGAAAGCGATTACATCGTCTAAGTCGTGGAATCTCTCCAGTCCATCATCATAACGACCAGACGCAATCGTTGCCTGAGGTTTCACAAACTTACAATAGAATGTGTCTGTGATAGTGAACTTCAGCGGGTGTGCAATTGCGTCTCTTAAATCACTCTCTGCTGTGTAATACGTATGGGGTGCAACAATTATTTCTTCTTCTACAATGTTATCGAACTGATAGGTGATTGTGTTCGGTGTGTATTCATCAGTGCCACCGAAACCAATAAAGTCCCCCTGAAAGATACCTCCGTTTTGTGGAAGATAGTCAAGGCACTTATGGAGGATTGTTGCAACATTGCCCGTGTGGTTCCTATCAATGTCCTGATGCGATTCATTGATTTTGATCTTTATTTTGTTGAACACGGATTTAGTGCCCACAAAGAAATTACCCGTCGCTGGATTCTCTCCCCATACGATGGCAGGTGCCCCGTCCATCTTGACGCTTAGGTGCCCCTCTGTCCTCAGCAGATCCAAAACGCTCAGGTCCCCGGTGAGAATCAGATCTTCGGGGTGTTCGATGTGCTTGTTTTTCATACTGTTAGTATTGCAGATCTGAGGGGGAAAATCAAGGGGTCTTGTGCCACTATGCCAACCGCATACCGGAACGGAACTCAGTAGTGAAAAACTCTGTACCGTTCCACAGACGGATGAACCACTCAAAATTTTTCTGGAATACTCCCTCTCCAGCAACACCGAATTCATTACAGAGAGCGTTGAGTCTGCTCTTTGTCGTGACGCTCTGGAATCCGCCGTCGTAGAGTTTCATCGAATCTTCGTCAACCTCAGCGATCAGGTTGCCGTGTAGGTAGACCTTTGAAACGCCATCGATCAACTCAACCCGCGTGTTGGCGTTCTGCCAAAACTGAGCGTTGCTGGTGATTGCCTGATTCATCTGGGTTTCGATCTTGCGCATTTTTGGTTGAATTCCTTTGACTCTTCTAAGATACACGATTTTGAGGTCCGAAACGAAACCGTGTGCCACCTTACCAATTGTCATTGTCACGGACGATCTGACCAAGGATGAACCCGCTCACGAATCCATCCTCATCCTGTATTGCTGTTCGAGTGGGATCAAGTTTGAAGACTTTACAAACTGCCCAAATGAAAGTGAACATAATTCCAGCGGCAGCGATAACGGCAAGAGGTCCAGGCATTTTTGGTTGAATTCCTTTGACTCTTCTAAGATACACGATTTTGGACCCTGTGCCGAAACCTTGTGACACTTTGCCGACTGGGAGGCGGCCGACCTGAGTATCATTTAGTGACACTACAGTTAGTGTTACTCAACGTTCAGGTCTAAGTTTCACATTGCATCGATCTGACGTTGAATCGTTTCGTTTCTTTCGTTGATGACTTCCATCATATCAGAATCCAGCAGATCGATGAGAAGATTGGCACCCAACAAAATAACAATGGCAGAAAGAAAGATACGCATGAAAATAATAAGAAAGAACAGAAGAAATTCGTATCAGTATCAATAAGTAATACGAATTCGTATCACTTAACTATGCTACTTTTTTGAGGTAATACTCTGCCAACCCGATCAGGTTGGAATCTTCAACCGTGGTAGGAAGAGGAGCGGTGTTCCACTTGTGGAAGGACTTTCCTTCGTCTCCTTCGTTCATAATGTCCTCTACAAGGTTGCCAGTGATCTGGCAAACGTTGGAACCTTGGTAGGTTGCCCCGAATTGGGCGGAAAGGATTGAAATCGCTTGTGTTTTGTTCATACCTGTATGATGGCACGGATTCCAGAATTTGGTAGTTCACTGCGATACAAAACTCAGAAAGAAAACCTTAAGGTTGCTTGTGCCAATCTACGAATTGGGAGGCAGCCGACCTGAGTATCATTTAGTGATACTACAGTTAGTGTTACTTAGTCTACACTAATTCCTGCTGTTGTAACATCAGTTGCTCCTCTGTAACCTCATCCACACAGTCTTGAATCATAGTGTAGATGTAATCTATCTGCCCAACATCATCAAAGATTCTTTCTACTAACTTAGGGTCATTCACCTCAATATCATAATCAACCTCACCATTTTCATCCTTCATATGAATATCTTCCTTCGTATAAATCCATGCTGCACATTCTGCATCTTCTCCCTGTTCTTTGATCATACTTGATACACGGTCTTGAAGTTGCTTGAGAGTGTAGTTCATGATTTGAATGAGAGAGTGTTAGATAGTGCAGTGAGTAAGTGTTACTTAGTAGTCTAATTTCCCTTTGATGTAACCTTCTACATCAAACTTCTTATCATCTTCTCCCTCTTCTTTGTATTCAATCACATCGTAAATCTCTCCTGGCATATCATTAATCTCAGAGAAAATGTCAGTGTCGAAAGTGTCGTAATCCATTTTAAAAAGTGTTAGTTAGTGAGAGATGAGTAAGTGTTAGTTACCGAAGAATGCAAAGTGTGAATCAACGACGAAATCAATGACTTCATCAGTTGCATTAACGTTGAAACGTTCGCAGAACCAATCTACACACATTTCAGCAGGTAGCATAGTGTCAAACATAAAATCCTGAAGTTCGGTCAGGTTGGAATCGGAAAAAAGGTTGGTTTTGTTCATAGGTCTACAATACACGGTTTTGAGGTCCGAAACGAAACCGTGTGACACTTTGCCGACTGGGAGGCGGCCGGATCGGTTTGTGTTACTTAGCAGGGAAATTACGGCAGACAGCATCACATAGCACAGATGTTAAATCATCCTTTGCCTCTTCAAAATTACTCAACTCACCCATATCATCACACTCATTAATCTGTGCCTGAAAATACTCATCAACAATTGCGATGATATCTTCCATCAATTGTTCCCGTGCTGATAACATCTCAAGTGTGTCGTTGTTAATCATTTTTGGGATGAATTTCTTTGACCCTTCTACAATACACGATTTTCAACGCTGTGCTCATTTACTGTGACACTAAAACTATTGGCACAGTAGTAATAGTTTTTTCCATAAAAAATGGGATAATGAGATACGAACTCATCATCCCCTAATTGATACTAACCCTAGAGTTAGTATATATCAACGAGTTCGCGTATTCGTACATTTACGAATTCATCTCCCTGCAGATCTAATATATTATTCCAATCGAGATCTTCCAATTGTATATCATCATAACACTCGATGTACAATGTAACTCTGAAGCTCCGGCGCTCTTGTGCTACCATAATCCTACATCCGAAAGAACTAGAATGATATTATATCATGCATAATGTTGATACGCAAGCGCAGCATAATCCTGCGAATCGCGTGCATATTCATCATCTATATCATACATATATGCACTCACATACGCATTCTCGTCGAGATATGAACGTGTGTGCGTATCATGCATCTCGTCGAGATCTAGTGTGCGATCTTGCGCAATTGTATAGTCGAGATCGTAATCGTCGTACATAGTACCTAGTCGAGATGTGTGTACATTATACGCGAATCTAGTCGAGATTGCAAGCTCGTTATGTGTGCATATCTAGTCGAGATCATATGTGCACATCTAGTCTAGATTCAATCTCGTGAGTATAACTCGTCGAGATCTTCAATAATAAGATATTTATAAAGTTTTTTAGTAATTGTGTACTTCTGCTAATTTTCCCGTCCCGTGGGTTGACAAACTCCGCGTTTCATAGTACGCTCGCTAAACTCACATAACCTCAGCACCTTTTCATAAGATATAACAAAGATATAACAAAGATATAAGGAAGATATAAGGCAGGTATAATTGATCTTAATTCGTATCATTATCACAGGTAATTCTAATACTTATCAAGAACTAAAGAAAAAACTGTTTTATATTTATAATTACATTAAAAACCTATTTTTTAATGTATTCTGTATCAACGGATACCAAACTACACGTATCCTTGTCCCAATGTCTCATAACTCCAGACACAATAAAAGTATTAGTTACCATATAAGAAACAAAGATAATTGTTCTTATTCCTGCAACGTAATTATCATACTGTTCTGTCTTATCATCACTGAAACTTCCGATAGCATATTTCCATATATTCCATACCTTATTCATAGATACTCTTCCGACTCTTCACATAAGTCAGATCTTTCCATTGATGAGGAAAGCAACAAAGAAGAGTATGAATAAACTTATGTCTCTCCTCTCTGGTATACTCACAATTTGGTTTTGGTTTCACTCCAGTCTCAATTGTAATATAGGCACTATCAACAAAGTATACCCATCCTTCATGTATAATACCGTGATGATTCCATATTACATAATCATTGACCTTTGGAACATAACTCATGAGTATAATACTGCTTCTAATGGATTTAGGTTCTTCTTCATTGCACTATAAGGAGAAGTATCATTGACACTTACCTTATCTCCTACCTTAGTTGAATTGATTGGAGCATAGTATTGTTGTTTCTTTGGATTATAGAATCCCCAGATACAAATAGATTCCTCACCAAGATTATAAACATACTCATCCTGATATACAGTCCAAATTGATAATACAGAAGTGTTCTTACGTTGAACCTTATACTTATAATTTTTTGGTGGAGAGTGTGGAAAATCAGGTGGCAATTCAAACAGGGACAATTCGCAGTCTGTTAGGGTTGTATCCTTCATCAATCAATTGCTGTGCTTTTTTGGTTGCTTGTTCTCGATTTAGATTTGTATCCTCATCATTAGTTTGGGACCAACCTGAGGTACATAACTCTTCAATCTTGTACTTCTTTTCCATTTGTTTGTTTCTCCTTAATGTGAGTAAGTTGTCGTTCTAATTCATATCGTACTGATGACAAGTGACTATAAAGAAATTTACACCATTCATTCCCTTCTAATAGGGATACAATGTTATCGACTTGTTGTATTGCAGTAATGAGATTTTGTTCAGATGTTTGTGTATACATTTACAGAAACTCCTGTGCAAAATAATCAACAGTCAATTCCATTCTAGCAGCAGTTCTTTCAATAAATTGATCCATAATCTCTGGAGTACTTTCTTTGATAAGATCATACATTGCATACCATACAATTGGATTATCGATGGGGTTCATTTTGTTTGACTTAGATTGAATGAATGGAATACAACTGACTATAATTATAACACTACATTATCCCTTTGTCTACAAAACTATCCGTGATTAAAGATGTGATAGCTCTTTGTTCAAAACAATCTTCATCTCCCCAGATTGCAAATGCAATTTCAATCTGTTCATTGATGTCATCACGTAATTCCCGTACTTCATCAATACTCATACTGTTTTCAATTTTTGTTGATGTAGTCGTCATTGTGGATTCCTCCCAGAAGTTTGCCCAGTCTTTGTGAGTTGCTTGAGTAATCATAATCTACATATTGTTGATTAAAAAGATGTTTGATAAACTCCTTTTCTTATGAGAAGAAGATTTACGACGGAGTTTACGACTCGTGATTTTACTTTGATTACCGGAACGTTTGAATCGAATACCAGTAGGAATAGAACGATCAGAAAGTTTCATAACTCAACCTACTGCCATTGGTGTATACTCTGAACGTGGCATCTGATCTACATTGTAATCAGTTACCTCAGCACCATTAGCAATACGTGTCTCCCACTCATTACGTGCTGTGAGTGCTGTAACAGTGCTATAAGACTTAAGACCATTAGCATTGAAAGTAACACGCTTCTGGAAACGTTTGACGATCACACCGTCTTCCTCAGCGATGAATGCCTCAGGAAAGAAGTCAACTGTAACGACGTTGTTTGTGAGTTGCATTTGATTGGAGTTGTTTGGTATGTAATTATTATAGCAGTGATCAGGCGTTGCGGATCTCACCACCGACCACTACGTCAGCTGGCACACGAGAGACAGTGTAGCGTTGGATCTGCTGTGAGAATGGACGCCACTGCTCAACAGTCTCATTCACCATACGATTGTGCTGACGATCCATACCCTTAGCAGTGGTGCATTTGCCTTCCTTGCGGAAATAGATGATCGGTTGCACTGCATCTTTGGTGTCGATCTCGATCTTGTAGAAGGAGTGCTTGACTGCTGTGACTGCCATCTGGTGCGGTTCCCTTTGGTATGAATATAGTA